GCCGCTTTATCCTCCTGACCTTCACGCTCTGCGTTTGGATCGGCAGTACGGTTTCGCTTGCCCTCGCTAACGTCCACCTATGACAGAGGACGAACGGCGGCGCCACCTTCCGCTTGCGCAGCGCGTCGACCTGATCGAAGACGACAAAGATGCGGCGGCTCGTGATCGCGACGAGCTGAATCGCAAGTGGATCGGATCGGTGCGCGCGATCATTGCCGTGCTCATCATCATGGTTGGGGGCGGCTACGTCCTCGGACAGAAAATCAACTCCAACAGCCGCAACGCCGTGACGGCGGCCGACGAAGCCGTGAGGGCTCAGGCGAAGGCGGCGAAAGGCGAGACGGCCCTCCGCGAATACGAGATTCAATCATGTCACCGTGGCAACGAACGCATCGTGGCCGACAACATCTCGCAGGGCGCCGACTTCCGTTTCTTCACGACTACCGCAGGGCTTATCAAGGTGTCGCTCTCGGAACGGGGCCAGCCGCAGCCCACTGCCGAACAGCAAGAACGCGCGCTCAAGTTCATCGGCGGCCTCGAAGCCGATGCCAAGGATAAGGTGTGGCACCACCTCATCAAGAACTGCGAACAAGCGGTGGACAACCCGTCGGCCTACAAGATCCCCGGCGCTGTGCCCTTCGCCAAGCATCGCCCGCCCAGGGGCGTGCTCGAAGTGCGCAAGGGCGAGTAGTCTCCCTCGAAACCCGACTCGAAAGGCAGGGCGCATGACGCTCGATCCCTACCCCAGGCCTCGGCCGCACGCGATGGGCTGGAGGCGACCGCTCCCCGGGCGCTCGGCACTTGAGATGCTGCCCCCCGCGGACACGATCGGCCTCGCGATCAAGGAGGAGGTCGATCCACGCCACAACATGCCGTCGGCGCTCGACCAAGGCCAGCTCGGGAGCTGCTTCCCGGCAGGGACGCTGATTCGCATGGAGGATGGCAGCGAGCGCGCGATCGAGGATATCCGGCTCGCTGAGTGTGTAGTTACCGCAGAGGGACGCACGGGGATGGTGCGCCAAACGATGGTTCGGCTTGAGACCTCCCGATTGGTAAAGCTGTCGCTCTGGGGCTATGGGGCGCTGCGCATGACGGCGGGGCACCCCGTTCTCACTAGGCGCGGGTACGTGCGGGCGGGCGAGCTACAGGCCGATGACTGGGTCGGCCTAACCCGCTACGAGGCACCCGTAGTCTCAGGGCTCGTCGTTGCGGATGTCCTAGCGAAGAACGAGCGGACGATCAAGCGCGGGCGCCGTGAGATGGGCACGCTGCCGGGCCGCGCCGATGTCGCCGTGAGAGTGGCAGCGCTACCCGACACGGTTGAGCTGACGCCAAGGTTCGGGCGTCTCGTGGGCCTATTCCTTGCTGAGGGTTCCACAAGCTCGGGCAAGGCCATTTGGACCCTTGGGGCTCACGAGCGTGAGACGCTTGTCGCGGAGACGGTGGATCTGCTGCGCGATTTGGGGGTCGAAGCCTATGTTCAGGAACGGCCGAACAACAGCATCAACGTCGTCCTCTACGGCACGGCCTGGGCACGGCTGTGGGAGCGTCTCTGCGGAACGGGCGCCGGAGAGAAGGCCTTGAGCCCCAGGCTCGCTGGCGACCCTGCGTTCATGCGCGCGGTCCTTGATGGCTGGCTGGCTGGCGACGGCTATCGCCGCAAGTCTGTGGGCAGCTCCCAGCGATCAATCGGCACGAGCGTCTCTCGACGCCTCGCTCTCGCGATGTACGATATTGCTCAGGCGCAGGGCTTGCGTCCCGTGTTGCGAGCGGAGAAGGGGAAGGTAAACCGGCACGCAGCGAAGCGCCGCATTGCCTACCACGTTGAGGTATGTGCGCAGAGCGATAACTGGCGATGCGAGCAGGAACGCGCGCACACCTGGCGCCGCGTCCGTGCGGTTGAGCAGGAGGAGTTCGCAGGCCACGTTTACAACCTGAGCGTTGAGGGCGATGAGTCGTACGTTGCCGAGGGCATCGGAGTGCACAACTGCACGGCGAACGCAACCAACCGCGCCTTTCGCTACGACACGATCATGGACGGCAAGGACTGCGGCGAGCTGAGCCGGCTGTGGACGTACTACTTCGAGCGCGCGATCGAGCACACGCTCGGCCAGGGCGACACCGGCGCCGAAGGCCACGACGCCTACACCGTCGCCAAGCACGGCATCCCGGCCGAGAGCCTGTGGCCGTATGACATCTCGAAGTTCGAGCAGAAACCGCCCGACGTCGAGCCGCGTGCCTACATGCTCACCAAGGCCGTGCACGCGCTGCTCCCGGGCGAGGACGACTTCAAGCGCGCGCTCTCCAACGGGCAGACGATCACCTACGGCTTCACGGTGTATCGCAGCTTCGAGGAGGCGTGGCCGGAGACGGGCATCATGCCCATGCCCGCTGCGGGCGAAGAAGTGCTCGGCGGCCATGAGAACCTGATCTGCGGCTATCTCAAGCAGTACCCCGATCACTTCCTATCGCTGAACTCGTGGGGCACGGGCTGGGGACTCAGCGGTTACTTCTTGATCCCCAAGCGCTTCGTGCTCGACCCTCAGTACGCCAGCGACTATCGCACGATCGTTCGGCCCGCATAGGCTTCCACGGCAGGACGAACGCTCCGCTTCCTCCTAGCGGAGCGTTCGTCGTTACGATGGAGGGATGGGCCAGCTCAACGTCACGCACGCCGACGTCCAGCCCGCCGCGAGCATGGGGCAGTTTCGAGCGATCCCGCCGTGGCCGGGATACCCAAACCGACTTGAGCAGGTCACGCCTGAGCAGAGCGCCTACCTCGGCCACCGCTACGGCATCGACACGCCCCGCTACGTGACGCTCAGCGGCTGGGGCGAGCTGATCCCCGTGACCGAGCAGGACATTGCCGAAGGGGTGTGGCCGCTGCTCGAAGTCCTGCCGATCACGGTGTAACCTCGCGGCGGCTTCCTTGTCGCGTTCAAGGTACCGAGGTGTAGCACGCGGGTTGTGTTCTGCTGATAGGTGCGCTATCATCTGGCGCTCCCCGAACGAAAGGCACCACATGCTCCGCGCAGGCTACAGGGTGACGATCACCGACACGGTCTACGCCGTGCCCGACCACGACGACAGGTGCGTGCTACTGCCGCCGAGCGATCTGCCTTACGAAGTCGTCGATGTGCAGGAGGACGCGACGTTGATCCGATTGCTCGACGTGGGCGGTCCGATCTACGCCGTCATGGACTACGATCGCGGGCGGCTCAAGCGCGTGCCGCTGCATCCACACGAGCTGGCGAGGCTCTCACGTGAAGGTCGTGATCGCGCCGAAGCCGAGTACGACGCCGAGCACGGTGAGGGCGCCTACACGCGCTGGCGTGAGGCGAAAGCTAAAGAGGCGCGCACACACGCCGAAGCACTACACCTCGACGCCTTCCGCGACGAGGTGCTCGGATTGCGTCGCGTCGGTCGCATCCGACACGGGCTCATCGTCGCGGCGCTTGAGACATACGCTTCGCAGTGGGCACACGCGGTCAGCACCGCTCGCTGCGATGGCGACCGCGCTGACGAGGCTTACGCGCAGGGCCGCTATGACGAGTCGATGGCGGCGCTCGACGAGCTGCTCGGCCCCGTCGAGGGTGCATCCTCACGTGAGATGATCGAGCGCATGGATGCCAACATCGCAGCCGAACAGATGCGCGATCGAGAGCTGGCGCAGCGATGAGCCTCCTCGTCGTCCTCTTCATCATCTGGACCCTCGTAGGTGGCATCGGCATCGCCGTTCGCAGCTTCGCGAAGGGGTGGCGCGAAGAGCGCGAGCGCGTCGATCGCGAGCGCGGGGAAAGAATGCAGCGCGAGCGCATGGAGCGTTACAGGCAGTAGACTTATTGGCACCCACTAATCCTGGCATAATAATCAGGCACGCGAACGCCGCTCTTTGGGGCGGCGTTCGTCGTTCCCGAGCGGCTGAAATCGCGACCGTAGAAAAAGTCCGTACGGTTTCGTCACATGGGGTTGAAGACCATCAAGAACGTGCCGATCGTCTCGACGGGCACGTACAAGCTCGGCTCAGGTGAGACGACCTTCACCAAGGACCACCTCGCATCGGCAGTCCTCGCAGCGAGCGACCCGACGGTGCGCGCGCCGCGCATCAAGATCGGGCACGAGGACAAACGCTTCCCCGCCGGTGACGGCCAGCCCGCCGCCGGCAGCGTCCGCAACATGGCGCTCGACGCCAAGGGTGAGACGATCATCGGAGATCTCGTCGATGTGCCCGACTGGCTGGCGGCCAAGATTCACTCCGCGTACCCCGCTCGCTCGATCGAGGGCGGCTTCAACTACAGCGCCCCGAGCGGCCACGACTACAAGCTCGTCATCTCGAATCTCTCACTACTCGGTGAGACATGGCCCGGCGTGACCTCGATGGACGACCTGCGCGAAGTCATGGAGCGCAACGGCGAAATCGAGCCAGTCGCCGCCGAGGGCGCGCCGATCGAGTTCTCCAAGGGGCGCGCCGAGAAGTTCGTGATGGCAAAGGTCGCTGGCGACACGGACGGCGACCTCAACGACATCGTCGACGAGAAGAGCCTCGTCGCCGCGATCAAAGCGGCCGACGACAACAACGACCGCGCGGCGATCATCAAAGCTGCCGGACGCCTTGGGCTCTCATCCAAAGTGCCCGCCACGTGGAACGCGGATGGCTCGATAAAGGCGCCGGTCAAAGCTGCGCTCGACATCGGCGGCATCCCCCGCCGCTTCGCCGCAGATCTCAAGGCGGGCAAGCTGCCGAAGCTCTCGCCGCAGGCATGGGCGCGCTCGGTCGAGGCCGGTGACGATGGCGCGCTGGCGCTCGTCGTCGATGAGGGCGAGAAACTCACGCGCCTGCCAATCACGGTGGCCGACACAGATGTCACCTACGGCGAGCCGACAGCCGTCGCCGCAAGCAACGGCTCGCTCACCGGCGAGTTCAAGGGGCCGCGCGTTCTCGCGTCGTGGCCGTCACCGTCAAGCCGAGAGGTGAAGACCATGAAGGTAGGAAACGTAGAGGTCGATCAGGCCGTGGTCGCCAAGTCTCTCGGGCTGGCAGACGACGCCGACGAGGCGACGATCGTAAAGAAGCTAAAAGGCGAGGACGTGGCTGCGTCGAGTGAGGAACCGTCGTCGCTCACTCTCCCCGATGGCGTCGTCGCGATCGACAAAGAGAAGCTGGCCGAGCTTGAAGAGAAGGCCAATGCCGGCGCGAACGTGGCCGCCAAGCAGGCCAAGAGCGAGCGCGACGAGACGATCACCGGCGCCATCAAGGGCGGCCGGATCGCCGCAGCTCAGCGCGAGCACTTCTCAACCTTGTGGGACAAAGACCCCGAGGGTGTAGAGAAGCTGCTCACCGCCAAGGTCGAGGAGGGGGGCCTCGCGGCCGTCATTCCCGCAGAGGCGCGTGAGGTGGGTGTCGCTGGTGACGGCGACGACCCGGCGATTCTGGCGAGCATGCCTCGTCTCCTGCCCGAGCTAAACGAGACGGAGGTGGCTGCGTAATGGCCCTTGTCAACGAGTGCATCCCCTACAAGGAGCCAGGCGCGTCAGTCACCGCTCGCTGCAGCGCGGCCGTCAAAGGCAAGCGCTTGGTCAAGGTTTCGGGCAACCGCACCGGCGGCGGCGGCCAGGGTGCGGCTGGCTCGGTCACCGTAGGGGTTGGTCTCTCCACGGACTTGGAGAACCTCTACAAAGTCGCGCAGTGCGTCGCCAAAGACCAGTGCATCGGCGTGTCCGGCTGGGACTCGGTCATCAACGGCGAGGTCAAGGTCTTCCTCAAGGGCAAAGGCATCGTGCTCCCGATCACGGCCGGTGCGGCGATCGCCGCCGGTGCCGAGGTCGAGTCCGACGCGGAAGGTCGCGTGATCACGCTTGCGGCGGGTAAGGCCATCGGCTACTGCATGACCGCAGTCGCAGCCGAAGGCGAAGACGCCGAGATTCTTCTGTACTAAGCCATGAGCGCGACCCTCACCATCCAAACGAAGCGCTGCAACGAGTGTGGCGTTACGAAGCCCCTCAAGGACAACCCCGCGATAGTCACAGCGGCGGCCGACTATCTCCTCGACCACCGAACGGAAAGGTGAGCCAGATCATGCACAGCAACCACCGAGGCTCGCTTTCCAGCTTGGAGGCGCAGAGCCTCCACGAGAAGGACCTGCTCCGCCAGGCTCGGCGCTGGGGCTACCTGCCCGTCATCGCCGGTGGCGCACCGACGTCGACGGCTGACGCGTTCACCAACCCGCTAACCGCGCCGACGGTGTCGGGCACGAACGTCACGGTCGACGTCCTGCTCAACAACCCGACGATTGTCTCGCGCGAAGTCGCGGACATGGTGATGCGCAACTTCTTCCTCGATAAGGTCTTCGACGTCGGCGGAAGCGTGACAGGCGGCGCTGTGATCTACACGCAGGCCAGCGTGATCGACGTCTACACCGACCGAGACATCGAGCGCGTGCAGCCGGGCGCCGAGTTCCCGATCGTCACCGGCGCGCGAATCGGACCGCTCGTCGCTGCCGTCGAGAAGTACGGTGGAAAGTTCCCGGTCACGGACGAGGCGAAACGGCGCAACGACCCGAGCCGTGTCACCAATCAGGTCCGTCGACTGGCGAACACGATCACCCGCAAGATTCAGCAGCGCGGCCTCGCCGAGCTTGAAGCGGCGATCACCGCGTTCTCGCGGACGACCGCTGCGGCTACCACGTGGAAAGCGGCCGCCGAAGAAGCGCAGCTGAACCGCGTGGCTCTGAAATCGCCGCTCACACCGCTGCTCAAGGCGATGGAACTCATGGAAGTCCTCGAAATGGGCTACGAATTCAACACGCTCATCACCAACCCGAGCGACGCCTACTACCTGCGCGCCTTCTTCGGCGAACAGGGCAAGGTGTCCGCTGCACTGGCAGACCTCGGCATCGAAAATCTCGTGGTCACGCCGCGCAAGACGGCCAAATCGGTCATTCTCACCGCTGGTAAACAGGGCGGCCAGATGCGCATGGAGACCCCGATGACGACTGTGACCGAGCGCGAGGGCGCGCCGCTTCTGCGCGACCAGACATGGATTCAGACCGAGATCAACGCGGCCGTGTTCGTGACGGACCCCTACGCGATGCTCGAAATCACCGCGATCGACTAGCGGCGGAAAACAGGAGAAACAGATGCCTACGAGAATCATGCGCTCGCTTCACGCGACGCTCGGCGACGGCCAGGAGGTCGTGCAGGGTCAGGAGGTCGACCTCACGGACGAGGACGAGGCACGGTTTGACGAGCAGGGTGGCCTTGTGCCCGTGGGCTTCGCCTCGTTCGACGAGTTCCATGCCGTGGCACAGGACGCCTACCGTGGCTCGCGCGGCGATCAGGAGGCAGCTCAGCGGCTCGTCGCTCGCAGCGGTGTTCCCGGCGCGGGTCCGACGAGCTTCGCGGACGACGGTGGCCAGGTGTCCGAGTACGTCGAGTACCTGCGTGAAGAATCGCCCTCGATCGACGACGTGATTGCCGAGGTTGGCGATGACCCTGAGGCGGCAAAGGCCATGCTCGTGGCAGAGGAAACCGTCTCTGGCGGCAACCCACGCCAAGGCGTCGTCAAGGGCCTCACCAAAATCATCGGGGAGTGAAGCCATGCCACCGAGGGGCGCAACGCCCTCGCATGAGCTAGATGCCTGACGCTCATGGCAACTTTGGTCTCGCGACCGTCATGGTGGCCCCTAGCCCAGCGATCTCTGGCGCGACGCTCACGGTGTCGGCCTCGGTCTATCCGCCGGCACCGTTCAATCTGACGATTTGCCCCTCGCTGGCAGCCCTTGCCGGCGCACAGGAACTTCCGAACGCGATCAACTCGGAGATCGTGCGTGTCACGGCGAAGGATGGGACAGGCACGAAACTCACGATCGAACGCGCCCAAGAGGGAAGCGCCGCCCGCACTGTCCTCGTCGGCGATCTGATCTTCAATTCGATCACGAAGAAGACGCTAACCGATGTCGAGGAAGCGATCGCTGCGGAGACTGCGCGCGCGACGGCTGCCGAGGCACTGCTAGCGCCAAAGGCATCGCCAACTCTGACAGGTATCCCGACTGCACCCACGGCCGCAGAAGGGACCGACAACACCCAAGTTGCCACGACGGCCTTCGTCGATGCCGCAGTGGACGTAGAGGAGACAGCGCGAGCTGGCGCGGTAACTACCGAGCAGACACGGGCCGAAAGCGCCGAGGCTCTAAAGGCTCCGTTGGCGAGCCCAGCACTTACCGGCACGCCGACAGCGCCAACTGCAGCGCCCGGCACCGAAAACGGACAGATCGCCACGACGCTCTTTGTCGACGAAGCCCTCGATGCCGAGGAGTCGGTACGCGTTACAGCCGATGCCGCCGAGCGCGAACGTGCTGAAGCCGCTGAGGCGCTCAAGGCGGCCGCCCACAAAACCAAGCCGCTCGGCAACGTCTCGGGGAACGTCACCCCGGACCTCAGCGAAGGCGACACCTTCTCAGCCACGCTCACGGGCAACGTCACCCTGAAAAAGCCGATCAACTGGCCGTCCGGTTTCTCTGAACAGCTAATCAAGCTTGTGCAGGACGCGACGGGTGGCCGCACGATCGCGACGGAAGGCGTCATATGGGTCTCCACGACGCCCACGTTCAACCTCGAACCCAACGCGCCGAACATCATCCCGCTGGTCTCCTTCGACGGCGGCATAACCGTCTACGCGATCAACTCAGTCGAAGGCAAAGAAGGGCCACCCGGCGCCAAAGGCACGACCGGCGAAGCAGGGCCGAAAGGCACGACCGGCGAACAAGGGCCGCCAGGTGCCACCGGCGCGACCAAACCGCTGGGCAACGTGAGCGGCACGGTCAAACTCAACCTCGCCGAAGCGCTCGTGTTCACGATGACCGCTGTCGGCGCGGTGACGATCGAACTCGAAGGGTGGCCAGCAGGCACGGCCGAGCCCGAGATCTACGTCTGGCAGGACGCGACGGGTGGCCGCAAAATCAAAGTCGAAGGCGTTGCCTGGCAGAACGAAACGCCGACCTTCTTCGAAGAACCCAACGCGGTCAACATCATTCCGCTGAGTTCGCCCGACAAAGGCGTCCACGTGTTCGGCATACGCGGCCAGCGCGGCGCTACGGGCGCTACGGGCGCTACGGGCGCTACGGGCGCTACGGGCGCTACGGGCAGCTCGGGCGGCATCGGCGCGCTGACAGGGATGGCCGTCCCGCTTCACTGCAACAACCCCAAGCCCACGGCGGCGGTGGTCACGGGTACGCTCAAAGCGTTCTACATCGCGGTGATGATCCCCAAGACGGGCAAACTGCTCAAAATGTTCGTCTACAACGTAGTGTCAAACGGCAACACGCGCATTGGCGTATTCGACACCGGGCAGAGCGTCGCGGGCAAATACTCGTTGCTTGGTCAGACCGCGTCGACGGCCATGAGCGGCGCGAACAAATGGCAGGAAATCAGCCTCGAAGCTGAACTCGCCGTGACTTCGGGGCAGTTGCTCATCTTCGGCCTGGTGAACGACGGCGCCACCGGCTCCTACGGCACGTCGCAGGCGTTGCAAGGCAACAGCGCCGGCACCATCCCAATCGCGGCGATCGACGGCGAGGCCGCCGGCATGGGTACGTCAATCGCCCTCGTCGGCACTAGGACGCTTGCCGAAATGAAATTCATCGCCATCGAAAAAGAAAAACTTGAAGTCACGACCAACGCTTTCATCGTCCTGGGACACGTCACATGAGGGTGGGTCGCGCCTTCACGGGAGGGCGCGCACAGCTGCCGCTGCGCTACATCCCTGGCCCCAACATCTACTGGCGTAAGCTCAGTGATTGGGCACCCGTCCTGGCGGCCGATCAGAAATACGCTGGGCGCCTAGGCAACCAGCTCAACTACCGCAACGAGCTTTACTCCTATGACGGCAAACCGGCGCCGTCCTTCTACGGCTATGCGAGCACGGGCGCTGGCGGCAACGCGCTGGGCTTCGCAGCCACGATCAATTTCACCACGTTCACCACACCGCTGTATGTCGCCCGACAAACAGATCCGCAGGTGAAGGTGTACATGGTCAAAGAAGAAAAACCGACGGGCGAAGTGTTGGCGCCCGAAGAAACGCTGCGCACAGATCCATTCTCGCTCAAAATTGTCGAAGAATGGCTCGAAAAAGTGCGCATGCCTGACCCAGCCAAAGTGTTGTTTGGGCAGCTACAGAGCCAAGGCACAGACGCCGAGTTCGCGCTGTGGGACCCGGTAGCCAAACGCTACCTGGACATGCACCGTCTGGGCAAGTTCAAAGAAGGCGAACTCGCAGGCCAGTGGAAGATTGGCTTCGGTGGCGGCTATGACACAACGACCTGGGACGGACTCCCGATTGCCTCCCACGGCGGGACCTCGGCGAGCCGTCTGAGCATCGGAGCGCTGATGATCTCCCACCAGGACCTGATCGAAGTGCTGCGCGGCGGCAAGATCAAACACATGCTCGGTATCTCAATCCCAGTGATCGAGGGCAACACGATCGCGCCAGGCGTCTCCCACGACGGTCCATTTGAAAACGCGACGGTCGAATGGACCAACAGCAAAGCTGAAAAAGTGGCCAATCCCGCCCACGGCGCCGTTGATCAGGTCTCCGAGGGCATGTGCTTTTGCTTCCCCGCCGCCTCCAGCGCCGCTGAATTCGGGCTAGTCGCTGGCACGCTGGAATGGGCGATCTATGAAGCGATTCGGGAGTATGGGCTGATCGTCCGAGACTTCGCCGGCGCCGCAGCGCTGCAGCTTGAGGACTATCACGCGCTGGGCTCGCCCTACTGCTACGCGAAGGTAAACCCGTTCGGTGGCAGCCCGCTCGCGCGCTTTGAAGCCGTCAACGCTGTCGTGCCGGGCACCTGGACCGACCCCACGCTGCCGATCATCACGCAGGACATCACCGGCACCACAGGCTCAGTGTTCAAACTCTGGCAGAAAACCGCCGGCCAGCTACAGCAGATCGAACCGTTCTCCAGCTAATGTTCGGAGCGAGCTACTTCGCTGGGGAGATCTTTGCTGGGATCATGGCGCTTCTCGGAGGCGGCACGGACCACGCGCCGACCACCACGCCAGTCGCCGGATACGTGAGCGTCGGTGAGACCGGCAGACTGGACAGGAACACCGGCCGCATCACTCCAACCGCCAGCGGAAGGGTCCGCAGATGAGCTTCGTCGTTACTCTCAGCGACTATACGCCGCCAGCGCGTGCGGATAAAACGTCTTACACGAGCGTTCGCATCGAAGAGGCCGCCGGCGTAGCGGGGCCGTTTACCGTCATCGACACGATCGCGCGTGCGGCCGATGTGGACCCCGAGTACCCAGCCACGCGCGACTTCACGACAGCGAAAGCCACGCTCAGCGAAGGCTTCTACCGAGTTACCTACGTCGATCAGAGCGGTGGCACCTCGACCCCGAGCGAAGTCGTCCAGAACGCCTCGAAACTGGCGGGAGGATCTCGTCCGTCAATTGCCGAAGTGGCGTCGCTACTGCGAGCGCGTACCAAGGCGATCGGTGGAAAGGAGGTCGGCACCTTCAACACGCAGACGCGACCGACAGCAGATGAGGTCGACAACCTGATCGACGAAGGCATCGACGAGGTGCTCGGCAAGGTCAAGGTGCCCGAACCGGGCACGGCTTACGAGGGGCGCGTGCGCGGAGCCATCGCGCTCTATGCTGCCATCCTCATCGAGCTGTCCTACTTCCCCGAGCAGGTCGGCTCAGCCAAGTCGCCAGTGGCGAGCTACGAAAAACTCTACGAAAAGCGGATCAAGTCGCTCATCGCCGAGTCGATAACGGGGGAAGTAGACGGCGAAGGCGGCGCATCGAGCGAGCCCGCCGACCCGGCGTGGACGTTCCCCAACAACGTCGGCGGCCTCATCGGCTGGGGAACACGCTGGTAAGCGATGCCGTTCACGCTGAGCATTACCTCCTACGGCGAGACGATCGTCGAGCGCAAGCTCGCACGTTTCGCCGCGAACTTGGAGCAGCCACAGCATGCGCTCGAAGCCGTCGGCGACGTTGCGCGAGAAGCAGTGGAGGGTCAGTTCAACTCTGAGGGCCAGCGCGCTTCGGGCGGATGGCCCGCGCTCTCGCGGGCCCGCGTCAAATACAAGGCCAAGGCCAAGCAGGGGCTCGACCCGCGCATCCTGCGTGCTACCGACCGGCTCTTCAAAAGTCTCACCAACAAGTTCGACCGCGATCACATTGAGCGACCGTCCAGCGAATCCCTACTCTTCGGCAGCGATGTTCCCTACGGCATCTATCACCAATCTTCACGCCCACGTACGGTCATCCCCTTCCGCCCTCCCGTCGCGTTCACCGAGGCCGACAAGCGCAACATGGTCAAGCGCATCCAGGCAGAGCTTCTCGGCAGCGTGGAGAAAGCCATGTGGGGCGTATAGATGAGCGACACCAACCTCTTCGAGCGCATCATCACCCCGGAAGAGGTTGAGCAGGCGATGGCGAACACGCTGGCCGAATGGCTGCCCGACTACCTCGCCGAGCTTGAGCGCAGCCGTGGCTACACGCCCGGCCAGATCGCGCGCCCGAAGGGCGTCATCGTCGCCTCGCAGTTCGCCAAGTGGCCGCCCGACCAACTGCCGCTAGTGCTGATCCTCTCGCCGGGCACGGACTCGACGCCTGCCAAACGCAAGGGCGTGGGCGCATACGAGGTGTCATGGGCCGTGAGTGCCATAGCCATCGTGAGCGATATCGACGAGGTTGAGAGTCGCCGCCTCGCCTCGACCTACGCAGGTGCCATGCGCGCGGCGGCCTTGCAGCACTCGGCGCTGAAGTCGGCGGCCTACCCCGACGGCTTCGCCTCGTGGCTCAGTTGGAGGGGCGAGACCTACTCGGACATTCCCTTCGAGGACACGCGCTCGCTTGACTCGTGTCGCATCAACTTCTCGGTTGGCGTCAAGGATGTCACCACTGAAGTCGCCGGACCTCGTAAACCGTCGAACGAAGAAGTGCCTGTCGACCCCGGCGACGACCCGATCGTCACATCTGTCAAGACCACTACGGCGCCGGTCAAGGTGCTCGCATGACTAATCTGAAAGGGGCCTGAGATGCCGCAGCCCGACGTCTTCGTCCGCATCCTGAGCGCCACTGCGCCGCGCACCCTTCCGACCAGCACCGCCACGTGCTTTGCGGCGGGCGTCACCACGCGAGGCCCCGTCGGCAAACCTCGCCGAGCGGCATCGCTCACCGACTTCCTCAACTACTTCGGCATGCGCATCGCCGCATCGCCCTCGCTCTACGACTGGGCCGACGTGTTCTTCAACGAGGGTGGCTCCGAACTCTTCATGCAGCGCGTGTTCGGCGCGGGCGCCAAAGCCGCTTCGGTCACTCTCAAAAAGGCCGCTGCCGCCGCGCTCGAAGTCTCTGCGGGGCAGGCCGGTGAAGAAGACCCCGGCCTATGGGGCAACGAACTCAAGATTGCCGTCGTCGCAGCCACCGGCGGATACCGCTTGCAGGTGAGCTACGAAAACGTGATCGTCGAGGAATCGCCGGTGCTCGTCACCTCGGCCGACGCCGAAGGGTGGAGCAAAACGTACTCGCAGTACGTGCTCGTCAAAGCCACGGCAGAAACCCCGCCGGACGTCGTCGCTGCTAAAGCACTCTCGGGCGGCACGGCTGGTGCAGCGGTTGGCGACGCCGACTACGAACTCGCGCTGGCGAAGATAGGGGCCGAACTCGGCCCCGGTCAGGTGTGCGTGCCGGGGATCACCACCGAAGCGGTGCAGCGGGCGGCTCTCACGCATGCGCGAGAAAACAACCGCTTCGCTCTGCTCGACGGCAAAGATACGATCACTGTAGCCACGCTCGTCACTCAGGCGCAGGCCGCTCAGACGGCCGTCGAAAAAGGACGTCGCTACGGCCAGATGTTCGCGCCGTGGGATGTCGCTCCGGGCCTCACCTCAAGCACGACTCGCACCGTGCCGCCGTCCGCTCGTGCGGCCGCTCAGTATGCCAAGGTTGACGCGCTCGGCAACCCGAATCAGGGTGCAGCCGGACGGCGCGGCACGGCGGTCTACGTCACCGAACTCTCACAGACCAACTGGACGCCGGTGCAGCGCGAAGAACTAAACAATGCGGGGATCACCGTCTCTCGTCGGCGCTTTGGCAACGTCATCCAGACGTGGGGCATTCGCTCACTGGCCGATCAGGTCAACGACGAAGCGTGGAGCTTCGCGCCGAACGTGCGCACGGTCATGGCCTACGCGGCGCAGGCGCAGGTGGTCGGCGAAAGCTACGAGTTCGCCAACATCGACGGCTTCGGCCGGGTGCTCGGCGAATTCAAGCGCGACCTCATCGGTGCAGCCAAGGTGCTCTATGACGTGGGCGCGCTCTACGGCCTGTCCCCGAGCGACGCTTTCGCGGTGAACGTCGGCGCCTCGGTCAACACCCCCGCCTCACTGGCCGCAGGCAAAGTGCTGGCGCAGGTCTCGCTTCGCATCTCGCCGCTGGCCGAGCAGACCGTCATCTACATCATCAAAGTCCCGATCACGCAGTCACTCATTTAGGAGGTGGAGTAGCCAATGGCAGTCAACGACAGACAAGACAGTGTCGCCGTATCCGCCTCCATTACGGACGCAGCCGGCCTGCTCTCGCTCGGACGCTGGGAGGACCGATCGGGTGGGCAGAGCGACTCGGCAGCCGTCACCTATGCTCGCGCAGGCGTCGGCGGCCGCACACCTCTCGGCGGCCGCCAGGAAGTCGCCAACGTCATCATCAAACGCCTCTTCGATGATGAGATGCGCGCCGTCATTGGTCGTCTGCGCAAGGGCGCGGGCAACGCAGCGATGTCAGTTTCCGAGCAGGGCACAGACAAGGAAGGCAACGTCGAAGGCCCTGTCGAAACATGGCACGGCATCTTGAAGAACGTTCACGTGTCCGACCGTTCGACCGAGAGCAATGCCGCCGCCACGATCGAACTTGAGATGGTCGTCGACGGCGAAGTTGTTGTCTCTGGCTAGGGCGCAGAGCGTCTAGGGAGAGGCCGGCGTCTAGCCTAGTCGAGCAAATCACTCGACGAAAGGCAGCGGCCTCTCATGGACACCGACGACACTCCACAGGCCACACAACCGGATGAGGCGAAGGGCCTCTCGGTCCTCGACGCTATCCGAGACGTGCGCGAGCAGAAGCTCGGCGAGAAGCCTCGACGCATCGCGATCAATGTCCCGGCCTACATCGACTCGAAGGGCAACCCCCGGGTGTCCGTGATCTACGCCTACCCTGAGGGTGGCTACGAGCGCGTAATGCGGGCGCTGCGCCGCGAGCGACAGGGTCTCGCTATGAATGACGCCACAATGCGCCTGGAGGGCGCGGGAGACCTCTTGCTCGCCGCCTGCGTGTCCGTAGTGGGCGTGGGCCTCGACGGCAGGTACGTCGACCTACTCACGAACGCCGACCTCGGCACCCAAGGCGATGTCGAGCCACCGGCGACACCGCTGCGCTTCTCGCGCAAGCTCGCCGAACTCTTCGACATCGAGATACCTGAGGGCGTTGAGAGCGTGCCGCGCTTTATCCTGCGCAACGTCTTCTCGCCACGCGGGGCCAAGACTGGTGTCTATGAAGGCGACCCGGCGATCAGCGCCACGAGCGACGCGGTCTACGAGTTCATCAACGGCGTTGACCTCGTCGCCGATGAGGATTCACTGGGGGAATAGGTGCGCTGCCGGGGATACAAGCTGCGGTCGCGCTGGCGCTGGCAGACCTCGACTTCCTCGGCTTCGTGCGCACCAAAGACCCCGCCGAGCGCCTTGCCATCATCGCTGTCGGCCAACGCGTCACCGAGCTGCGCCAACAGCGAACCGAAATCGAACGGAAGAACCTCGCTGCGGAAGTCGGCAACAACGTTGGTGACATCGTGAGCCGGGCGATGTCGCAACTCCAGAACAATCTCATGGCCGCGATGCGGCGAGGCTAGGGCATGGGCGAGGACACGATCAGCTTCGTTATCTCGCTGAAAGGCGGGACCGAGTCGGCGGCGCAGATCGCGAAGGTGAAGACCGCAGTCAACGAGGCCGGTGGCTCGCTCAAGCAGTTCGGTGGCACCACCTCGGCGGTCGGGCGCTCGGCGGGACGCTTCACCTCGGGGCTGAAAGGCATGCTCGTTCAGCTCGGGCTCGTGGGCCTCGCCTACAAGTCCTACAGCTCGGCGAAGAACGCGATCCTCTTCACGAAAAACCTCGCCGAGAGCACGAGCAAGCTCACCACCTCGACCGGCCTGAGCGTTGAAAAGGCCAGCGCCTACCTCAACATCGCCGAAGCGCTCGGCGTGCCGCAGGCCTCGCTCACCACCTCGTTCACCAAGCTCTCGAAGCAGGCGGTCAAACAGAGCGAAGCGACGGGCAAAACGATTACCGCCTTCGACAAGCTGGGCATCTCCACGAAGTTCGTCCGCGAACACGCCCACGACTTCAACGGCATCCTCGACAAGACCCTCGAACGACTCAAGGGCATGCCCGCCGGGATTCAGAAGACGGCGCTTGAGTCAGAAATCTTCGGCAAGGGATGGGCCGCACTGAACCCGCTGCTCGGCGAGGGGGCCGAGCACCTCCGCCACCTACTCGACGTCGCCAAGAAATACGGCGCGGTGCTCAGCGGCGGCACCACCAAGGAACTCGCCCAGCTCCGCGAAGCGCAGGTCGAATCGACGCTCGCGACCGACGGCCTGCGCATCTCGTTTACCAAGCTCGCCGGACCCTCGCTCATCGCGGCGCTCAAGGGATTCGCTCGGCTCAAGAACGACCTGCGCACCAACAACATGAAGGGCTTCAACGCAGAAGTCGGCAAGCTCGCGACTGTATTCGAGAAAGTGATCGAAGTGTTCGAGGAAAATGCGATCGAAGGCTTCGGTCAGACAGGCCCCCTGATGGCAAAAGCGCTATGGCACGGCTTTCAGGGAGCGTCCCTCGGGAACGAGCTGCTCATCGCTGGCGCGCTGGCGACGAAGCTCGGGCTCACCGGCACGATCTTCAAGGCGCTCGGCAAGCTACTCGGCAAGCAGGTCGCGGTTGGCGCTGCAGCCGAGATTGGAAGCGCAGCGGCAGGCGCGAGCGTCGCGGGCACGTTCGCCACGGTATTCGTAGCCGCATTGCCTGCTGCGCTGGCGGCAGCGGGCATCGTCGGCGTCTTCAAGGCTTTTATGTCACCGCCCGAAAAGGAAGTCCCATACAAGCCGCTGCACAAGGCGCTTCAGAAGTCGATCGCCACTGGCAAGCCGATCCCCCACGCATTCGGTGGCGAGAAGGAAACCACGGTCTACGGCCCCGGTCGGAGCAAGGTGCTTGAACAGGAACGGCTCAGACGGCTGCACGGCGAAGGGATGCCCGTCAACAGGGGCAAGCCGGAATGGCATCGACATGAAGAAGCGGCCCCCGCCCACGGTGCGTTCGGCGCGAGGACGGTCGCTGCTGGCCTCGTCGAAGTCGGCGAGCGCGGGCCTGAGCTTCTCAACCTTCCACCGGCCGCCACGGTCGAGCCGCTCACGCACGGCGCGGTCGAGCCCGGCGGCGACATCGTGCTCAAGGTCGACGGGCGCGAGCTTGCTCGCGTGAACCGACGGCAGGCGCTCCAAAGTCAGGCTAGTGGCGCATGACGTGGGTACGCATCAAGGGACCCACCTCGCCGCACACGGCCGCGCCCGCCGAGAGCCCGGGCAACCCCTACACCGTCACGATCCAGCAGAAGTTCCACCCGAACCACGGGATCACGGTGGCGCTGCACGACAAGCCGCCCACGCCTACTGGTGGCGGCGGCGGCTGGGAAGAAGTGCCGCTCCCTCGGCGCGGCGCCGTGCTGATATGGAAGGGCCGCCCGATGATGAAGCTGGCCTTCTCGATCGTGTTCGACCACTTCGCAGATGCGTCCACGGTGATCGATAAGGGCTTCGACACGCTGCTCAACTTCTGGCGACCCGCCGACGCTATTGGCAAGGTCGAGCCATCGGTGCTCTCGCTGCGCTCGACCGGCGACCTGCTGACGCCCTATGGCGAAACACTCGACTGGATCATCTCGAATCTCGAATGGGCGAACGCGCAGGGCGATCACATCGGCCAGCGCACACAGCAGGTTCTCGACCTGGAGTTCACCGAGTGGCGTCCGGATGAGCGGCTCAAGACGGCGTCGCAGAAAGGCAAACCCCGCACCAAGCCGTTCAAGGTAAAAAAGGGCGACACGCTCGCCAACGTGGCGCGCAAATACGGCATCAGCGGCAAAGAACTCGGAGCCATGCAGAAACCGCCAATCAAAGACCCCCGCAAGCTGCAAGATCGCAAGACGATCGTCGTGCCGGTTGGCAAGACCGCGCAGTCGAGGCACTAGATGGCCGTAACGCAGGGCACCGAAGATCGCATCGACGACCTGACGCTCGACAAGCTCGTCTTCGCCTCGCCGAAGAAGGGCCTCTCGACAGGCGTTGGCGACCTGATCGACCAAGCTCGGCTTGAAGAGGCGCTCAAGGGTGCCTCGCAGCTCGTCGTCGAACTCTTTGACCGCGAATACGAAGCGCTCAAGTCCAACCTATTCAAGCAGCGCGTGACCTGCCGAGTCGACGGTGTTGGATTCAGGCTCGCGCAACTGTCGCTCGTTGACGAATACAAGCTCGCGGCGACTTTCGAGCATGAGTTGATCGCGGAAATGCGCGAAAACACGAAACCGAAGAAGGCCACGCGGGGCAGTGTCACACGAGCCGAGTTTATCTACTCGATGCTGCGAGAACTCAAACTCCCCTTCCGCTTCATCTGCCCCGAGCTGCACCGCACGCAGAAGACCCCGGCGCCGGAACAGATCAAGGAAACGATCAGCAACGAACCGCCGAGAACCAATGTCGGCGAAGGTGAAGGCGGCCAGTCGGCGACGAGCAACCTTCACCACGGCAAGCGCGGCAAGGGCGTGAGCAAGTCCAACCTGACGGTGAAGGGCCAGAAGATGACCGACGCGCAGGCGGCCATCCTGACCGAAGCTCTCGGTGCGGCGGAGGCCATCGGGTCCCCGCAGCTAGCGATGGAAGCGCTCGTCGTCGCGCTCATCCAAGAGGCCGACGTCTCGAACCCGAGCAGCGGCGACAGTACCTCCAAAGGGGCGTTGCAGGTACTCGCGTCGACGGCGGCGGCCATACAGAAACAGGACGGCCACGGCACGCTCGACCCGATGGACGTGGCCGAAGTGTCGACGCACTTTCTCGTCGCCGGTTTCTACAAATATGGCGGCGCTATCACCATCGCCAAGGCCCACCCTGATTACTCACCGAGCAAGATCGGCACGATGGTCGAGGGGCCGAAGGCCGAATACCCGTCGACGTGGAACGCGGAAGCCTCACGCATCGTCATCGCTTACACCGGCGGCGCGTTGCCCGCAGGGGTCTCGTCTTCGGCTAGCTCGTCGTCGACCGTTGTAAAGACGGCCACGTTTGAGTTCACTCGCGGGCAGCCCGAACAGGTCGAGGACACCTTCTCGTGCTGCCAGCGCCTCGCCGAAGAAGTCGGGTGGAGTTTCTTTGTGACCGGCAAGAAAGACATCTACTTTGTCAACGACCTCGACTTGCTAAAGGCGCTGCCGCGCTACATAGTCGAACCCGACTCGACAGGTCTTGAGAGCCTCACATTCGATGTCGAGGTCGGCAACCGCACGACAATCCAGCGGGGCAAGCGCCTGCTCAAGCCAAGCGAAGCGGTCCTCACCGCCCGCATCCTCCGCCACGAGGCGCCACCGGGCACGGTGATCGCGCTGCGCGGATGGGGGCCGCTGGCCGATGGCAAGTGGCTCGTCGAACACGTGGAGCGCACGCCCTTTGACCCGCGAACGATCGTGCTGCTACGCAAGCCGCAGTCGCCGGTCGAAGAGCCGCAGGCGACGGTCGGCACGAGTGAAACTGCGACCGGGGCGGCGGCCAAGGCGGAAGCCCTCGGACACTCGGGCACAGCTAACCGCTCGGTCGAAGCGAAACTCAAGCAAGAACACCCCGAGATACACGAGGGCGTGCGGCGCGTCGTGGCGATCATCCTCACGCAGTTCCCGCAGTTGCAGATCACCTCGACGACCGGAGGCCATCACGCCCCGGGCTCGCTGCATTACCTCGGTCGCGCCGTCGACCTCGCGGGCTCGAACATGGACGCGATCGGCACGTGGATCGCGCACAACCTCGGCTCGCTGCTCACGGAGGGCATCCACGATCCGACGCTGAGCATCAAGGATGGCAAGACGGTGGCGTCGTCCTTTTGGGGCGAACCGACGTGGGGCAATCACGCCAACCACATTCACGTCGGAGTTTAGACGCCCGAGTCTATTAGCTAATGCCCGTTCCCGGCACACACATCGAGCCTGTCGCGCCAAAGCAGGTCAAGGCCCGTGTCATCAACAATCCGAGCGGCCAGGGCGCCGATCTCTACGTGTTTATCGAGAGCTTCGGTCGCCAGCGCTCGCATGTGAAGGGATGGGTACCGAAGACTCCGCTGCCGAAGGTCGGCGATCAATGCCTCGTCAGCTACGACGAGAACGGCGAGCCGTGGGTGAGCGCGTGGGCGACGTCGGGTGAAGGCGTGGTGACGTCGGGCACCGTTCTGCCGGCCACTCCCTTCGACGGCCAGGTCTTCGACCTCATCGTCGACGCGGCCAAAGGCATCGTCTGGAGGCTGCGCTACCGCACAGCCTCCGCCTCGACCTACAAGTGGGAGTTCATCGGCGGGGCACCTCTGCAGACCGCGCGAGCCGGGGCGCTGAGGAAAAAGAAAACGCTGGCAGAAGCCGCGCTCACCGGAGGGCCGACGTGCATCGTGCCCCACTCGGGCGAGTATCTCGCCACCCTATCGCTGCTCATGGGCAACGAAGGCACCGCCAATGTCAACGAAATCAACGCGGGGCTATCGATCAGCGGGAGCGCCATCGCGTTCTGTGCCATCCGAATGGTCTACTCCGCGTTCTGGTCGATCGGCCGTAGCGAGATACGCGAGCTGGGTGCCCTGACCGCCGCACAGGTCTTGTCGGTCAACGTGCTCGGGCCGAGCAACGGAAACAGCGAAGCCGCCTACGAACAGGCGAGCATCGCTCTCCTGCCCGTGCGCCTCGTCTGAGCGCCTGCACGCAGCGCGACCTTTAGCCTTCACTCCGATGCCTGAACGGCCTCATATCTCGTTCCCCGTCGAACTTGCGGGCGGTCGCATCGCGGAGGTCGAGCAGGACTCAGACCGCGAGGTGGGCGGCTGCATCGCCGTGATCCTCGGCTGGCCGATCGGCACGCGCCCCGACCTTCCCGACTTCGGCGTGCCTGTGGAGTCCTTTCTCTCGGGTGGCCCCGACCTTCAGGAGATACGCCAAGCCGTGCAGCGCAGCGAGCCGCGCAATCCAGCCGTGCGTGACGCGCTGATCGACGCGAACCTCAAGGGCGGCCTCGCCGAAGTGCTCGTCGGCTTCGATCAGACGGTGGGCGACGGCGAATGACGCACCACTCCAAGAGTGCGCTATGACGGTGTTTTTGGCGCCGGACATCACGACCGACCCGCTCGTACTCCAAGCCGAGGCCAAGCAGTTCCTCGAAGAAGAGTTGCCGGGCTGGCACTCGTCACCAGGCAGCATCGTCGACCTCGTGATCGAGGCGCATTCGCACCCTGCCGCCGAGCAGAACGAAGCGCTCAAGGCCGAACTTGTCGCGGCCTACCGCTCGCTCGGTTCACTCATTGGCGTGCAGCCGATCCGCGCGCGCCCGGCCACGGCGCTCGTTACGTTCGTTGTCGCTGACACGGCGGGGCATGTCCTCACCGCCGCCAACACGGTCGTCGGCCTGCATACGAGTAGTAACGAGCTGCGGTCGTTCCGCCTCGTGGCCGACCTCACGATCGCGCCCGAACTGTCGAGCGGCGTGGGGCTCGCTGAAGACACCGAACCGGGCGAAGCGGGCAACAACCTCGCCGGTACATGCGAACTGATCGAAGCCGACGCCTCGATCATCAGCGCCACGGCGGGCACATCTGGAGGCGGCGTCAACGAAGAGGAAGAAGGTGTCTTCCTCGACCGCCTCACCGAAGAACTGGCGATCCAGAAACCAGGCCCCGTCCGTGCCGAAGACGCGGCCGTGATCGCGCGACAGATCGGCGGCGTCTACCGAGCCACGGGTGTCGACCTGCTCAAGCCTGCAGTTGCTGACGGCGGCGAAGGCGCTGAGAGCACTACCGAAGAAAAGTGCGTCACCGTGGCGGCCGTCGGCGTCAACGGGGCGCCGGTCTCGGCTGGTATCAGCACGCAGATTCTCGAACTGCTCAACTCGCTACGGGAGATCAACTTCAAGTTCTTCGTGGTGAAACCGCACTACACAAAAATCGACGTTACCGCGACGGTCTTCGCATGGCCCGGCGCCAACCTCGCTGTGGTCAAAGAAGAAGTGGTCGCAGCGCTCAAGGCCTTCCTCTCGCCGGCGCGGTGGGCCACGAATGTCTCGGGCAACCCTGAGTCTTGGAAGAACGACCCGATTGTCAGACAGAGCGAGCTATTCACTGCGGTCAGCAACGTGCGGGGCGTGAGGTGGTGCTCGGTTCTCAACTTCGGCGCACACGGCGACGCTCTCGGGACGGCTAACGTCACACTCGGCGCAGGCTCGGCCGTGCCCGCACTGCCTGATGTCGACGGCACTGCCGATGGCTCGGGCGTCAAGGCAACATTCAACATCACCGTCGAAGGGAGCACCTAGGCCATGGCGAATGTTGAAACGGGCGGAGAGATCTTTGCCGATGAGGCCTACGCGGCGCTCGAACCGATCGCTCGTGGTGATGAAGCGCGCGGCTTCCCATTGCGGGCGCTCATGCGTGCGCTGGCTTCGATGCACGCGCAGGGGGAGGAAACGATCCGGGCGCTCGGCGATGGCTACGACTCGTGGGAACGCCTATGGAATCCCCGGCTGCAACCGGCGTGGATGCTGCCCTTCATCGGCCAAGCGGTCGGCGTTCAGGTGGACACCTCGCGCACCTCAGACGAACAGCGCACGCAGATCGAAGAAGAGGGGACCTGGCATCGCGGGACGCCCGCCGCGCTGATTGCTGCCGTGCAGGCTACGCTCATCGGCTCCAAACGGGTGAGGCTCATCGAGCGCAACGGAACCGCGTGGCGGACCCTCATCATCACGTCGGAAACTGAGACCCCCAACGCCACGGAGACGCACAATGCGGCCTTCTCGCAGAAACCCGGCGGCATCGTCTTCACCTATGAAACGTCGGACCTCCCGCTGATCGACGAGGGCACGCGAGAAATCGACGCGGCGACTACGCATACAATCGACACGGCGGTCCTCGCCGACGTGACCTAGGAGGGATACATGCCTGGTAGCTTCGCAACGACCGCCCGCTTCGCGCTCCGCATGCTGCTCGGCAATAGCAAAGTCTCCGACATCGACGAAGGCTTCGCGGCGCTGGCCGAAGACGTCGCCTCGAAGATGATGGGCTTCTCTGCCGACACACTGGCGAAACGTCCGGCGGCGGGCATCACCAACCGCCTCTTCCGGGCCACCGACACCGGCGCCTACTACTTCGATTCGGGTAGCGAATGGGTGGCGTTGCTGAGCTACGCGCAGGGCACGGAGCTGGGCCGGCCAACAGCCGGGCGCGCCGGTCGACTGTATAGGGCGACCGACACAGGCACCGCAGCGCTCGATACCGGGACGATATGGGTGCCGATCCTCACCGACGGCTCCTCCTGGCAGGGGCGTATTCCGCGCGCGTTGGCGACGGCCTACCAACCAAGCACAGCACGCCCAGTGCAGGTGCATATCGACCTACAGCTCGCGCCATCGCCAGGGTTTGGAAAGGAGGCGACCATCTACGTCAACGGTGCGGTCTACAGTGAACTATTTGTGGGCGGCCAGAGCGTTGAATCCGGCGACCGTCTCGGCGATACCTTCATTGTGCCCACCGGGCAGACGTGGCAAGTCAACGACACCACCGGCACCGGCGGGATCAGCGGCCTCTTCTCGAACTACCTTCTGCTATAGCCGCAACTGCATTGCTATCCTTACTCGGGCTTGGTGTGTTCGGGTAAAGCGCCCTAAGCATCAGCGCCTCGGTCCCCACGCCGGGGCGTTGATCGTTCTGCTGATAGGTGCGCTATCATCTGGCGCTCAACTACCCGAACGCGATTGATTGGAGCACGATGTCTGAAGGACCTACGGCGCTAGAACGGCGCCAACAGGCGAGCATCGCCACCATCCCGAGCGACGACGAGATACGCCGATGCTGGCGGATCGGCGAAGCGCTCGCGTCGAGCAAAGTCTTCCCCGATGTCAAGAGCACCGCCGAGGCGTTCGCCAAGATTCTCGTCGGCCGCGACCTCGGCATCTCCTCGACGCAGGCGCTCATGTCGATCCAGTTCATCAAAGGGCGCCCGGCCATCGCCGCTAACCTGCTCGCGACCTTCGTCAAGCGCACGCCGGGCTACGACTTCAAGGTCACGAGCCACGACGACGAACAGTGCACGATCGTCTTCAAGGTCGACGGCAAGCGCGAGGGCCTCTCGATCTTCACCATGGCCGACGCCGTGAAAGCCGAGCTTGTGACCGAAGCGAGGGGCGGCGACAAGGTCGTCTTCAAGCGCCGCCCGCCCGCGTCCGAGGGGTGGGAGAAGTACCCGAAAGCGATGCTCTTCGCGCGAGCGCTCTCCCAAGGCGTGAAGTGGTACATGCCCGACGCGACCGGGGGCATTGCGGTCTACGCTGGCGACGAGCTGCAAGCTGCGACCGACGCGCTGCAACTCACCGAGGGTGTCGGCTCGGGCGAGTCGCAGGGCCTTGACCTCGGCCCGAAGGTCGAGAAGGTGCTCGCTCGCGCGGCCGAGCTGGGGCACGAGGCCATCGCCGATCGGGCCACGGCCGAGATCACTCTCGGCGGCCGCTCACCCGAGATGGCCGTCAAGTGGGTCGCCGAGAAGGAAGTCGAGCTTGACGCCTTCGAGGCCAACCCTCCAGTCGAGGCCAGCGCCGTCGAGGACGTCGAGCTGGCGGAGGATGCCAACGACCCCGAGCGTGCCGAGGCGGCCCGCAAGGTGGCTGAGCAGCTTGACAAGGACGCCGAGGCATGCGACGCCGACGGCGAAGACGAAAAGGCCGCAGAGCTGCGCGCAGGCGCCGCTCAGATGCGCGAGCAGGCCGATGCGCTTGAGGCGGGTGATGGGGATGGGGTATGAACGTGCGAACGCGATCCTCGTGAGCGGCAGCGATGGCGACTACCTCCTGCGCGCACACGCCATTGCTGAGCAGGTCTTCAAGGACGTCGCGCCAGTCACGGCGATCACCGACCCCCAGGTCAACGCTTTGCAGAGCTTCGCCGTGTGCCCGACGGGCAAAGGAGGGACAAGTTCATCGACTGGCTCGTCGCGCGGGAGTACGGCGACGGCAGTTCACCCCTCAAGTGGGCCGAGGTTCAATACGCCGATGACGAAGGCGAGTCGATCGTCACGCGCCATAGCGACGAACCCAACGGATCGGAAGCGAGGCCATACCGATGATCACTAATGCCTACGTCGTGCAGGCCAGCAGCGGCGAATACTCGGATCGGCAGACGTGGACGGCAGCCGTCTACCTGGACCTCGCCGACGCTCGCCTACACGCGGACCTCGCGAGTGCTGAGGCTCGCAGGCGCGATGGGTCGGACGTGTGGGGCGACGATGGCGACTACTCGGCGACGTTCAAGGCGTGTGTGGCTCAGCGAAACCCCTACGACTGTCTCCCGCTATGCGATGACGACGACGACCGGGCGGACGTCTACCGAGAAGGCATCGACTACCACGTCGACACGGTGCGACTCTTCGGGGAGGTGCCATCGTGAGTCTCCACGACGAAGAGCGGCACGACGTCACGCTCACCTACGGCTTCCCCGAAGAGATACCGGGCGAGGTACGTCAGTACGTCGACGTGCCCGGCGTCTTCTTCGTCGCACCGCCTCAACGGCTTGAGGTGACGACGGTGCCGCTCATGGGACGCAAGCGGTTCACGACCTGGCGCAACGAGCGCGACGAGAAGATGGGCGAATGGCGGTGGGTGCGCCAGGGCACCCGCGAGTACGAAGAGGCGGTGGCGGCATGAGGCGCGAGCTACCCCCGCGCTCGATCGAGGAAGTGATCGAGGCGTTCCCCGCCTACCGGCAGACGTTGCTCTCGAACATGGACAACTGCGCCCTCTCGGTGAAGTTCGACTTGGAGGCCATCGACATCACCAACGCCGTGCAGGCGCGGGGCATCATCTTTCACCGCTTCGCGGCCGAGTACCTGCGCACGCTGCGCCGGACGGGCGAGGTGTCCATGCCCCACGAAGAGGTCATGCAGATACTCAACGAGGCGGCCCGCCAGCGCGACGTGCCGGACTCCGACCTCGTCGTCGTGCCCGCGCGCGAGCGTCGCCTTCTGCGGATCGCGGCGCTGCGCCTCGGCTCGATGCACCTCAACATGACGCGACTGATCGCGGTCGAGGATCGGCTAGAGACGACCGTCGAATACGACCACCCGAAGCTGGGCAAGGTGCGGCGGAAGATCAGCGGCACGCCGGACGCCATCCTCGCTGACCCGCCCAACGGCGTCGTCATCCTCGATTGGAAGACGGCACCCTCGGCGCCCGCCGCGCAGAAGTCAGACGAACAGGGCAAACACGTACAGTCGCACTGGACCGGCGACCACGAGCACGTTAGCTATGGCGGGTACTTCCAACAAAGGTACTATTCTCTGCTCGTCATGGACAACTACCCGAGCGCCGAACGCTGCACGCTGCACGAGTATTACCCAATCCCCGCCGAGAGCCGCAATGCGACGGTGCCCCGCGAGGCGCTTGAGCACGTGCGCACCGAAATGACGGCGATCGTTGAGATGATCGACCGTGGCCTCGAAGGCGGCTCCGCAAGCGAGGTGTGGAAACCGTCGCCTGGGCGCCACTGTGGCTACTGCACGCGCCCGACCTCGTGCCCTATTGAGAGGGAGGCGCGAGCGATGGAAAGCGGCATTGCGAGCGACGCGCACGCCGCTCGCATCGCGGCCGAGATAACCGTCGCCGACGTTGTGCGGACGGAGGGCCTCAAGGCGATCAAGGCGTACCATGACGAGACGGGCAGGCCGATCCCCGTCAAGAGCGCCAAGGGAAAGGTCGAGTACCGATGGACGCAGGACTCGGCGGGCAAACGGCGCTTCAAGCTCTGCGCGCCAGAGCCGCGCGAGAAGCGCGATGCTGGACTCGATGATGCCTTCGGCGAGGTTGTCGGGAGGCGTGGGGCGTGAGCGTCCTGATCAAGCCGGGCGAGCAGTATGGGCGCCTTACGGTGATCGAAGCGGTGTTGGGCGGCCAGCGGTGCCGCTGCGAGTGCGGCGGCGAGACGGTCGTCGTGGGTAAAAACCTACGCAGCGGCTCGACGCGCTCATGCGGCTGCCTGCGCCGCGAGAAGTCGGCTGAGGCCGCCCGTCGCCTCGATCATCCCGGCGCGAAGCCGCGCCACGGACATCGGCGGAAGAGCGGGCCGAGCCGCACCTACTACACATGGGTCGGTATGCGCTCGCGCTGCCGCAACCCGAACGCGACCGGCTACGCACGCTATGGCGGGCGCGGCATCACGGTCTGCGGCAAGGCGCTTGGCTCGAAAGGCAGGCGGAGCGCATGAAAAGCCGGGCTACCTGCGGCCAAAGCCGTCTACCAGCTAACGGAATGACCCGCAAGCGCATCATCATCACCGGCGGCCGTTTGTTCGGACACGCTGGCCAGCACGCCACGCCCGAGCGAACGCGCCAAGCCAAAGAAGAGCGCGACTTTGTCACAACGACGCTCGTTCGCGAGCTACGAGTCCGCACGGCATGGGCCTTTGATCGCCTGCTCGTCGTAGTCGGCGACTGCCCTACAGGCGTAGACGCGATCACGCGCGACGCCTGCGATGCGTGGGGCCTATGCGTCCAGGCTTACGTCGCCGACTGGAGCGTCGGCCGTCGAGCCGGTCCCGAACGCAACGGGCGCATGGTCGCCGACGGGGCTGTCCACTGCCTCGCCTTCCCAGGCGGCAACGGTACGGCCGACTGCATCCGCCAGGCGCACCGCGCGGGCATCCAGGTCACGCTGATGCATCCCGGCCCCCGAAGGCGCTACGATCCGCTCCCCGAGTAAGCGTGGGATCGGGCGGCGCGTAAGGGTAAGGGCGTGCTCGGGTGCCTAGCTTCAACTGGCAGAGAGCCTCGGTTGCGGGTTCGACTCCCGCCACGTCGCCCGTGAAGCGCACGCCGTGCCCTCATTGCGGGGAGCTGTTGGCCCCCGCTCGCCATCGAGCGATCTACTGCTCGGTGCGATGTCGGCAGGCCACGGCGAACGATCGGCAGAAGGCCCGCCGTTGAAACGTGGACGCTTGGCACGCAAGACCCCGCGCGCACGCGCCACGCAGCCGCTCTCGCGCTCTAAGGGGCTTCGGCGTACAAACAGGCGTCAGAGCCCGTCGAAGGCGCAGAGGGCGATTCTGGGCGTCTCCACAATGGCCGTCGTACGCGCGCGTCAGCTCGGGCTCTGCGCGTGTGGGTGCGGCGGCAAGATCGCACCGGCGCCGATCGGGTATCACCATATCTTTCCTAAGCACAAGTGGCCCGATCTGCTTGACATCGCCGAGAACGTGGTTGGCCTGACGATGAACTGTCACGCGGCCCATGAGACGGCAGCCAAGCGCCTCAAGCGCACCGCTGTGGCCGTGGTCGAGCAACTACCGCTCGACGCTCGGCAGTTGAGCTACCTCGACAGGACGTACGGCCTAGCGCCGAGGGCCTCGGCGCTATAGGATCGCTCAACTCGAACGAAAGGCAGGCAAGCAGGGGGAAGTCCCTAGGCGAGCGCGCAGCAGAAGGCGAGGGCGCGGAGCCCGACGAGCAGGACGAGCTATTCCCGCTCGGGCAGATCGACGGCGGCAGCAAGACGCTGAAAACCCTCATTCCTCCCAACGCCGACGTCAAGGCGACGGTGTCGTTGGCCTCGGCCGAGGTACCCGGCTCCAAGGGTCTCTTTGATCCTGAGAAGGAGGGCAAGCTGCTCGTGAGCTTCGCGCTCGGGCGCGTCGAGACGGTGCCACTGCGCGAGGAAGGCAAGGTCAAGTCGTGGAAGGTCCGGCAGGTCGTTCATCCGACCTTCGTGCAGCGCGTCGACGCGGACACGGACGAGGTCGAGGCACGGTTCGAGCTTCTACTCGACGGCGACCCGCGAGCCGCCGGGGCTCTCCTGGACAAGCTCAAGGCCCGTGCCGAGCGCGTGCTCGCAACGGCGTAGAACGACACCGGCCCGGCGAGACGACGTGCTCAACCGGGCCGGTGTATATTCAGCGTTCGCTAGGACGCACTCGGGATCATACCCGATTTGCGTCCGCACTACACGACGGAGGTCACGAATGGCGCGACGGGTATGGCAGCAGCACCTCAGCTAACTGTCGCCCCCGAGCCGATCGAGGAACCGATCGTGCTCGTCATCAACGGCGAGACGAACGTGATTGGCGTCGACGACCCAGCGTGGCGCATCGCTCTCCATGCTCGCGAAGAAGAACATGCTCGCAAGCTGGCCGAGAAAGACCTGCGCGGCAAGCGTGCGCTGATCGACCAGCTACGCCGCGACAAGGAGGCCGACGCCGAGCGCGAGCGCCAGGACCGCCCCGACCGCGAGCAGGTCGAAGACATCTTCGATCGGTGGCGCACGGCCACCGGCAAACTCCGCTGCAAACTGACCGCCGAGCGCTTTGACATGACGGCTGCCCGGCTCGACGAGGAATATACCTATGTCGACCTCGTCATGGCTGTCCTCGGCGTCGCACTCAACCCATACGTGATCGAGGGCGACCGCAAGGACGGCTACAAAACGGCGCTGAAAGACGGCGAATCGGTGGAGCGCTACGCCAACCGCTGTCCGGCCGAGATACGCCGTGAGATTCGTACCCGCTTCGACACGCAGCTCACGTGCGTATGAAGGGAAATCGTGGAAATCGTGGCGAGGTGGATGTGAAGCTCATCTGCCTAGCCGCACTCGATGCAATTGAGGCTGGCGAGACGTGGACGTCGCTCTGCTATCGCATCGGCTGGATTGAGCCGCGTGGGATCGCTGAAACCTCACGGCTCAAGCGACGGCTCGGGCTGATGTCAATACCCAGACGGCGCCCGAGCCTCAGTATGTGCTCTCGGGGGCTGCGCTACGAGACGGCCCTGACGCTTATCGAGGCTCTGAATCTCGACCCCATGGACTTCGGCCTATGAAGGGCTGTCGCTGCTCTGGCGCTGCTCGCGCTCGGAAGGATGCTCGCGCCGTTCGCTAAGCGAGCAACAACCTCGCCGGGGGCGATCCGGGGTAGCGCAGCGTCATCCGACTGCGGGCCTCGGGCGACCGTCCTAGCCGAGAGATATAGGATCGCAGGGGAACCTATAAGGAGGGGTTGCCGTTCGCTGCGCCAGCAGCGCCTGGGCTCGGCGCGATAGGCTGGCGGTCATGCCCGCGCCGTGCTCGCCCTATGGCCACCATCGACACGGAGCGCCGTTGCCGGGCGCACGCCCCGCTAAATCGGCGATCGGAGGTGGTAAGTCTCCATATCGCCTTGGTAGAGACTTCGAGCGCGCGATACGCGGTCGACTCGAACGGCGCAGCTACTACGTGATGCGCGCCTATGGCAGTAAAGGCAAGATCGACCTGCTCGCCGTGAAGCGCGTCGACAACGGCGCATACGCTGAGTGGCATCACATCGTCCTCGGCATCCAGTGCAAGCGGCGGGGCGACATTGGCTCTACCGAGTGGAACGAACTGATCGACCTCTGCGAGCCCTATGGGATTATGCCCGTCATGGCGGTCAAAGCGAGCGAGCGCACCGTCGCCTTCTACCGGCTCGACGAGAAGCGCATCCCGCGCAAACCTGGCAGGCCGTGGACACAGATCGATCCCGAGACTGGAGAGCCACTACCAGAGCAGATGTCCGTTTCCCGACACCTCAGCTATCATCGATCGAGCAACATGTACCCAAACACGAAAGGCCGCCTTGCATGAAGATCAAGCGCGTCAGGGTGCCACCGCTAGTCGGGCGGCGAGAGGCAGCAAGGATTCTCGGTGTGCTGCCGGAAAACATGCCGCGCATGGCGGTTATCCCCGAGCCCTTGCAGGACCGTGGAATCGAGGGCTTCGACGTGTCGCAGACGCCGCTCTGGCCCCGGGCGGAGATTGAACAGGTGCGTGACGAGCGCTCTCGCGTGCAGGCCCTTCTCGACGAGAAACGCAAGGCCAAGGCCGGGGCATGAGGTGGCTCGTAGTGAGGTTGTGGGAGGTCCCCACGATGGCCGCGAGACGGCGTCGACGCGCCATGCGTGGGCCTTCATCGGCCCCGACGGACGCAAGCACCGCAAGGCCGCGCGTGGGCGAGCGCTTTACGTCAACAGAGGCGTCATGTGGGAGTTCGCCAACCTGGCCTCCTTCGTTTGCGACGGCTGTGGCGCGCTCAACCGCCCGGCCGCCCCAACTAGCGTTTGCGCAGCCTGCGGCGCCCGGCACGCGTGATGCGACGGTCGAGTTGCTCGAAGGCATAGCTAAGACGCTTGCGATCGAGGCGGAAGGACTCGACGACGACGACGCAGTGTGCCACGTGGCCTACCTGATCGGCGACGTGTTGGGCACCCTAGACCAGCTCGCGTGACCCGACCGCGAACACCGAAAACCTACGTCGGCGAGAACGGGCGGCGGAAACGGATCTGCCGCGTCTGCAAAAGGCACCTTGCGCTCGACGCGCGCAACTTCTCACCGACCGTGCGGGGCACTCGCAGCGGCACCGGCCGACTGCGCCGCGTCAAGCAATGGAGTTACCAGTGCAAGCGCTGCGCGACGGCGAATAAAGCGCTATGGGAGCGGAAGGTGCGCGCGACCAAACCAGAGCACTACGCCCGCGTCAAGGCCAGGCACCTCGCCTACCAGAAACGCTGGCGTGAAGAAAACCCCGAGAAAGTCAAAGCGGCGGCCAAACGCCGAGCACAAGCCGTGAAAGCCGACCCGCAGCGCCACGCTCGCGACCTTGAACGGCGGCGCATCGAGCACGCGCTGCGCGCTGAGCGCAACGGGACGCCGCAGAAGAAGAAGCTCGTGAACGCCAAGCGCGTGAGGACCTCTCCGCGTTTCCTGCCGGCGGCACCGCTGCTCAACCTCGTCGACCGTATCCTCGATCGGCGCCGCGCCGTCGACGGTCTGCTCTCCGATGTGGAGGGTGCAGCCACGGCTGAGAGTGTCTGCGCTGACTTGGGCATCTCGTCGCGTGAGAGGCGCCACTGGAGGACCGGCCAACAGACGAAAGTGCGCGTCGGCACGGCCGAACGCATCTTGCTCAATGCCGACGTCGACTGGTACGAGGTCTACAGCTACGACGACTACGCGCACATCTTCCTCTCCGATGAGGTGCCCGCGTGAGCGACGCGATCGTGCGCGGCGACCTCGCGATCACCACGTTGGCGTTCGGCGATCGCTCCGAGAGTGACGACTTCATCCTCAACAACGACGGCGACTCGATCTACCTCTCGCGAGACGAGATGCGATGGTTGCTCACGACAGGCATTCCGGCCGCCCTCGCTCTTCCGTCCGAGTCAACTATTGCCTGACAGGTCCCGGCCGAGGCGACGTCGGGAGACAGGTCGGGCGACGTCGGCCTCGGCCGGATAGGTCGGGCGCTCGGCGGGACGCCCGTCCTATCGTGAGGCTACTGAGCACACGAACGGACATCGTTTCCGCCGCAACAACCTCTATATTTGGGCCAGAGATGGCAGTTGCCGAGAGAATCGTGGCCAAGGAGCCACGCCGCACTCGTTGTCCATGTGGCCGTCTCGTGCTCGTCGTTGTCGTTCCTGGCGTTCCAAAGCTCGACCAACCCGAGCAGATCGTCCTCGCCGAGCCGTTTGAGTGGGAACCGCGCGCGCGCTGTTACCAATGCAAGAACATCGAATCGCGTTCAAGGGTCTGCCCGAAGTGTCGCGGCTTCGATCTCGGTTGCGCACGCTGCGAGGGCACGGGGACCGTCTCGGATAAGCGCGCCAACTGCAACCGCTGCGGTGGTGAGGGCTACATTGGCAAGCGCCGGCCGACGGGCGTCATGCTCGCCATTGACATCGCGTGGAGCGACGACGGCCATGTCCGGCTCGTCGAGCCGACCGTCTCGCGGCGCAAGGGCGAGGCTCTGTATGAACTCCACGACTGCTCATTAGCGTGATAGCGCAACGATCACATCTGTGCTAGGCTCACGCCTGCCCGAATACCCCGACGAAAGGCAGAGCCATGAGCAGGGGGCAGGAAGCCATCATCTTCGCGCTGGCGGTCGTCTCTCTGGCCGTCGCGTCTAGCATCATCTTCGCCACGCCGATGATCGGCACGGCGATCGTTGTCGGTGCGATCTTCGAGCGCTGGGTGATCATGCAGAAGCGCAAGCGCGAAGAGTTCGAGCGCCGTTGGCGCCTGCGCGAAGCGGCGTGGCGCGCCGAGGGTCACCGAGGCGCATGAACATCGACATTAGGCTGCTCGACCGCGATGCACCGCCCGGCCTTGCCGCAGCGCGCGAGGCTGGCTTTCTCA